TGCTGTACTTGCTGCCCAGTTACCTCTATAGTTACCTATTTCTTGTGAAAATTCTAATGCATTACCAGCACTGTTTACAGTTAATAACTTATTTGCGACCAGCTCTGGGAATGTTAAACCATACGCTGTTGATGTAGTAGAAGAAGCTCTAGGAGATAAATTAATATCAATTCCTTTTTGCTGTATCATAGCAATAATTTTATCTAATTCTGTATTAAGTGTTTCTATTGGGAATACACCAGAACTAGGAAAATCTGTACTTCTTGATACTGTTAAATTTCTAGTAATTGTATATTTATCACCAGCAGTAGCACCAGATCCTAAAGTAATATTACCACCACCTGTTTCTCCAGCACCACTTACTGAGTATTGTACTACAGTAGTTGGATTACTAGATAATGTAAGAGTAGTATCTACTCCACCAGAATTAGTATTTTTTACTTGTAAATCAGCGTCAGCAAAAAATTCAAATGGAACAGCAAATGTAGTTTGACCACTACTTGCAGTATATTGTATTCTTGGATCAGTTGCCGATATTGTTATACTCATCTTAGTCCTTTTTGTTCTACCTCGTCAAATAATGAATCTAAAAACCATACATTCTGAAACGGTAAAAGTCTACGCACATTCCTTGCTGTGTGATGATTGTACTTACCTGTACCCCAACTAAACGCAATATCTGCTATATTTTCTAATTGAGAAGCTGTTGGGCCAAGAACATCAGCTATTGGCATACCATAAGGCCCAAGATTTTTTCTTTGATTATATGTTCCATATGGTTTTTTAGCTCCTAATAATGGTCTAAATCCTATTTGATTATTACTAAGTCTTTCAACCGCATTATTAATATCTGAAAAATATCCACCTAAACCAGATCTATCAAATGCATCTACAAGTTTTTGACCAGTAGGTTTTTTAGAATAATCCCTATTAAATGCTTTTTGTCTATATGCATCTACCATAGCACCAGCTGCCATTAACATTAAAATACTTTGCATAAATAATGCGTCTTTTTCTTGCAAACCTCTAAACAACATTCTTTGTGTAGAAGCTATACCAAATTTTTTAAACTGTAATAATATCCCACCTAGTTCAGTATTTGCCCATAATGGCACATCACCTTTGCCAGGTGTTACAATATCTATTTTTGCTTGTTTACCTAATGCAGCATGAAATGCTTTTGCTGCTTCTATACCATCATCTGTTTGATCCCATACTTCTGTATTACCAACTCTCATATGTTTATAATTATCACCTACAGATTTCCATGATTTAGCATTTTTACCATATCCATGTTTTGTATATTGCGTATATATTTTTTTTGCTAGATCATCTGTTATACCAAGATTTCTTAATCTCATTTTATTAACTTTATCTAATTTCCCAGTAAGAACTAATTTTTCAATTGATTCTAACATTCTAGCTCCATTAAAATATACTGCCATTGTTTTAACGCCTGTATTCCATGGATTACTTAAATTTAAAAATGTAAAATATAAATTACCTACTGAGCTAACACCTCTTTCAAATTTATTAAAAACTCCAAATGCATCATCTATTCCATACATTGACATAGCTCTTTGACTTGTTGCCATATCTAATGCTTCACCACCAAGATTAGCTGATCTATTTGACATTTTGTATATTTCTTTTGCCATTCCACTAGAATACATTTCCCAAGATAATTTAAATGTTTTACCAACACCATTAATAGCAACTAATCTAGCAGTATCTACAACTTGACTTAATCCTGTCAACATACTCATAGCATTATATAATTTAGCTATTCTTATTCCTCTACTTATAGCTCTATTAGGATCTTCTGGTAATCCATAAGTACCTCTAGATAATGCTATTGAAGCATCTAAATCTTCTAATATTTCATCTTTTTCTTTAATTAATTTTTTAGTTTTAGCAGTCATAACTTTTTTACCATTTACAACTTTTAAACTATCTTCAATCATATCATCATATTCTTCAGCTATTTGTCTTATACCTACAATATGTTTACCAGCTTGATAGTTAGATCCATATCCCATAGGATCACCAAATCTTTTTGTTAATTCAATATCTGGTATTGTTTGATTGTAATACATTCTATTAATTATATTAATATCTTTTTCAATAAACCCAGCTGCAGCTAATTCTTCATAATCAATATTTAAATTTCTTGCTCTAAATCTAGATGATATTCTATCCATCTTAGTTAATAGTTCTGTTTCTAATAATTCTTTTTGATTAGAATCTAATGTAGAATATCTTGATAATCTTTTAAATTGTCTGCTTAAATTTTCAAAAGCTATATATGGTTGATACTCTATAAAACTTTCAATAACTTTATCTATTTCATCATCTGATAAATTTAATTTAGATCTTTCTATTGATCTACGCATTATTAATTCAAAATCTTTAAACCTTCTAACTATTTCATCTTTTTTGTAAATAATAGGTACATAAGTTTCTTTTCTTAATATTCCATTTTCTTTTATATCATCTCTTACTTTTTCTAATCTTCTTATTCTTGCAGCTATGTTTGCTTTAACATCTGCTTTTTTTACAGTTACTTCTAATAGTTCTAAATATTGTATTTGTGTATTTACCCATGCTGGAACAATTTCTAATGATTCATATTCTTTACCAATAGTATCAAAAAAATCATCAGATCCTTTTGACGCTTTAATTACTTCAGGTTCTACATTTTTATCACCTAGTCTATGCATAGTAATTTGTTCTCTAAATTGTTTTGGAGAAAGAATTTTTGCATTACCTTTATTAGTTCCTCTTTTCATATCTAATGTTCTTTCAAAAAAACCTTGTGGTTTTAAACCTACTCTTTTTAAATACTCAGTATATGCTCCTTCAATAATTGTAGTATTTTTTAAAACAAGACTTGTAAATCTAGCAGCTATATTTCTTTCTATTGTTTGAGAAACACTAACTCCATCTTTAGCATTTTTAACTTGATATAATGGATTGTCTAAAACATTTTCTATAAATATTTGAGCATTACTTATTCCTTTTTGCAATACTCTAACTACTGGATTCATAGGAAAATCTTCTGCTATAAATCCTAATCCAGTTTTTTTTATTTTATTTAATGCTTGTATTTCTTCTTCTTTTAATAAATCATTATTTTTTCTTGCAGCTGCTCCTACACTATATTTACTATCAAAAATAATTTCATCAGTTTTATCTAATGCATTAGCATTATCATCAAATTTTTTACCTACACTTTTAGGAATACTAGGAAACATAGCTGGTATAATAAAACCACCAGCACTAATCAAAGCTGTTTCATGCATTGGTCTTTCATCAGTCAACATTCTTTTTGATAATTCTTCAGCAGTTACTATACCACCAAAACCAGCAGCTCTTTTTAATCTACTACCACTCATTAATAAACTACCAGCTTTTGTAAAAGCAAACAAACTAGAAGGATCTAATAAACCACCAATTACTCTTCCAATAATATAAGCTGGAGATCCACCAACTTTTTGTTGTTTTTCTATAAATTTTTTAATTAAAACTTTAGTATGTTCTGCATTATTACTATGCATAAAATTACCAATGTAATCTTGATATTGATCTAATTGAGGATCTGCAAATATATTATAATCAGGATCATAGTCATACATAGAGGTATCACCTCTAACAGCTTTTGCAGCATATAATGCTCCAAGAGTAAAAGTATTTTCATCAACTACTCCTGTACCAAAATTTACACCAGCTTGATAAATATCTTCAAAAGCAGAAGTTCTATCAACTGGTTTTATATCTTTGTATGTTCTAAAGGAACGACCAAAACCAATACCTATTTCAGGCATTATTTTTCCTCTACATTATTAGTGTATTGACCATTTGCCCAAGCTAATAATATTTTTGCTCTTTTATCATTACGAACAAAAATACCAGATTTTTTATCATCTCTTGCTGCTAAACCATCATTATACAATTCTTGTAACACAGTTACTTTTCTTGTTGCGTAATTAGAATCTTCTTTTCTTAATGCACTTCCATCATTTGTGTATGCAGTATATGTTCCTAAATAAGACTTATCACCTGTTTTAATATAATTAGCTAATGCTTCTGTAAATGCTGGGCCTAATAATCCTTGATATTGCATATCTGCTAATACAATTTGTAAATGACTATTTTTAACTCCACTTATATCTACATCTAAATTTTTCATTTTTTGTTTAGATATTTTTTTTGCTTCATCTACTTTTATTCTAGTAATAGCATCACCATCTTCTTTTGTAATTTTTTCAGTTTTATTTTTTAATTTTTCTATATTATATCCTCTACTAACCAGTTCATTAATAACACCTTTATCATTTAAAGATAATCCATATCCAATAGTAATATCACCTTTTATATTTTCATATGCTTCAAATTTAAATATACCACCTTCTTCATTATCAATAATAAAATTATATGCACCATCAGTATATGTAATTCCTAATTTATTACCTTCATTAATTTTTTTTAAAACTTTTTGAGATTGTTCTTCCCAATTATCATAATTATAATCTAGGCCTGGAATTAAACTTGCTACTTTTTCTGCTCCTTCTTTACCTAAATTATGAATATCATTTTTTAATTTAAACATAGTAAATCTTGTAAATTCTGCAAGTTGCCTTCTGCTTTGTGTTATCCAACCGTTTCCTGTTCCTATTATTTGATCATATGTTTTTTTTCTATCTTTAAAACCTTCTGACCATTCAGAACGATATGCATCATTTCTTAAATTATCAGGACTAAATTGTAAATAATCAGGTTTGCTTCCTGAAAAATCATATGGAGCATATAATGTATCTTCATCAGAATTAGATAAATCATAAAATGTTCCATCACCATCATAATCAATTCTTATTCTATATGCTGGTTTATCAATTCCTGAACTTTTATCATAAGTAAATCTTATTCTTTTATCATCAATCATTTCAAATAAATTATTTTGATCCATAAAATCTTCAGTAATATTCATTTCTCTTCTTATTTCTTCACTCATACCAAACAATCTATTTTGTATAGTTTTTACTGCATCAGTTTTTATTTCATCTTCAGTAAGATATTTACTGTATGTTTGCATAATAGGAAATTGTACTAATTCTTTTGCCATATTATTCAAACCCATACCCTTCAGCATTAATATCACTAAGAGCAAAATTAATAATTTCATTAATGTCATTTTCAATTTCTCTTTTAGTTCTTATTTTTAATTCTTTTTCTGTTATTGGTTTACCTCGTGTTTTATAATATGAGATCATATAATTAGGCAATCTATCTAATAATTCTTCTACCATAGAATCCATTTGTAATTGTTCTTTTTCTTGATCTGTTACTACAAATTCTCTTAATATAGGTATATCTATTAATGGCTTTACTGCTGGCTCTTTAAGTATTCCAGTACCAACATTTGTTCCCATATTTATACCAAACACTGATATAGCTGCCATTTCCATTTTTGATTGTAATTGGTTAGCTAATACATCTTCATCTAATAATTCTAATTTTTGATTAAAAACAGTTAATAATTTATCTGATTCATCTTGTGTGTATTCATTATGTAATTCAAACCAATTTTTAATAAAATCACTTTCAACAATACCTCCACCTTCTCCAGATCCACCTAAAGTATTTTCTCTATAACTTTTATAATCTTTATAAAATTCAGTAAGCAACATTTCATCTTCAGAAGATAAACCTTCTATTGACATACCTTTAACCGAAGGTACATCTTCTTTTAACGATTTTACCATACCAGCTATTTCTACAAGAGTATCTCTATTACCTTCTTTTTCTAAATTTAAAGGATTGTTTAAATTTTCTGTTATATATCTTGTTAATACTGGAGGTACTACTCCCATATTTATTGCATATTGTTTTAATTTATAAAAATCACCTTCCATAGCTTCTTCATTATTCATCATAGCAAAATCATATTCTAATGATAATCCATCTGACGTTTTACCTGTCATATCATAAATATGTTGTTCTATAATTTGATTTTTAATATCAGCTTCATTAATCTCACTTTCAGGTATTCCTTCAGCTAACATTAATTCTCTTATTCTACCTATTGTTCCTATCCAACTTTTATTATATTTACCTAAATTATAATCTTTATTTTTATACATAATTTGAGTTGTGTCAGTATCAGAAGTGTAAAGTATTTTACTTAAAGCACCTATAATATTACTTTTAGTATTTGCTGTTATAATTCTTTCTCTATCTTCTGTTGTTGCATCAATAGCATTTAAACTTCTTGTTAATTCTTCATTAGTATATGTTGTATATGGTTTATTAGCACTTGCTTCCATAGCATTTATATTTCTATTATATGTAGCAGCAATTGCATTTTTTATATTGTTTTGTTCTGTTGTCATTTGATTATGCATATTATCTACATAACTAATTGCATTTTCTTGTAACCCTATTCTTTCTTCATTTGTTGTATTAGTTAATGTAGTAAATCCATCAAGATTATCTACATCAGGATTATTAATATATTCTTTCATATTTTTTTTAATTTGATTTAATGCAATTTCAACATTTGTTTTTTCTTGTTTTTTTCCAATAAATTCTTTTTGGTAAAATCCATCACCATTTAAATCTGCTTGCAATAAATATTCTTTATCTAATATTTGTGCAGCTTCTAATAATGCTCTATTTTTTGAATTTAATCTTGCACCTTCAAAAGCTATTTGATGTTTTCTTTTCCATATTTCAGGAGAATCTAATCCACTTCTAAATTGTGGATCTAATGAATTATACATATTTTCATAAGAAACTGCTTTTTCTGAAAATTCAGCTAACACACTACTAAACATTTGATTATCCCATTCTGCATAAGGAGTTTGTTCTAAGTTTCTTAAATTATTATCAAGCCATACTTGATTACTATCTTGATTTAATTTTATTAATTCTGCTTGTTGTGCATTATAATGTCTGTTAATTATTTGCTGTCCTTCTCTTGCAGCCATCATACCAGCATATTGTTTTGCCCAACCTTTATATTTATTTGGTACTTGATTTACTAATTCAGAAACATAAGGATCTACACTTTTAGTAAATCCATTTGGATTCATTCTATTTTGCATAGCAAAATCATTTATTGCTTTATAAGTATCAATACTAAATTGTGCTTTCCATTTTTCTTCTTCCATAGTAGCAATACGTTTAGTTTGAACATCTAAATTTTTACCAATGCTTTCAGCAGCTGTTGCTAACCAATCACCACCATAAGTAGGAACTACTCCCATTCTGCTAGCTATTGAACTAGGAGTAACTGATGTTTCTTTTTTTCCTCTAGTTAATGCCATTATAATCCATACGGATAATTAGTCCGCCCTCTACTATTATATGTATATGTTTGATTAATTGATGGTTGTTTATTTCCTTTCATATATTTATATGTTGCATAACCACTTGTTAATTCTGCAATAACAGAAGTATAACCACCAAAAACTAAATCTCTTTCTTTCATTCTATTTTCAAACATCATGCTGCTATATTTTGTATCTACAACTTTTCCCATAAGCCTAATATCTGCAACATCTTTATTCATATTTTTTGATACTTGTTTATTAATATTTAAAAAACTCATACTATCATCTGAATATCCAGCAATAGATTGAAATGCTGCATTGTTAGCTAATTCTTCTTCAGCTTGTTGTCGTCTTTGATTTTCAGCCTCTAATGCTCTTAATGCAGCTAATCTTGATTCTGCTGCAATTCTATAATTTTCTCTTGCTAATGCAGCTCTTTGAGCTTGTATACCTTGTAATTGACCAACAGTTTGTACTCCTTGACTAATGGCAAATAATGTTGCTGCTTCTACACCACTCATGCGAACTGTAACTCCATAGCTATTCCTAATACCTTTAATGGTAAAGGATCGTTTTGGCTAATAGTAATTGTAGGATTTTTACTATAACCTAAAAAATTAAATTCTTTTTTATCTGTAACTGGACTAATATCTGTACCAGAAGTAAAACCAGCTTGTTGTATTACTAACTCTTTTGAATTTAAATCTTGTGCTTTCATAGTTATATCTAACCCACCAGATATATCTACAATAGCTTTATTAACTCGTCTAGGTTGTCCTGTTAATGGGCCTGTATCTATTTCTTTATCTATTGGCATTGTTTCTAATATAGGAGTAAAATTAAATCCTACTCTAGTTCCAGTTGGAAAAGGAGCAGAAGTTAATGTTATTCTATTATTACTATCTACTGTAAATTCACCTAAAGATCCATTACCATATACTGCAAATACTTTATCTGTGTTTTCATAAATTGCATTTACTGTATGAACAAATCCTTCTACAATAGTTATTACAGCATTATCACTAGGACTAACTGCTAAGTTTTGATCTAGTGTTAAATCATATCCAACAGCAGTTTGTGTAACAGCAGTAATAGTATATTTAGTTGCATTACCAGCAATAGTAAAAGTTTCTTGTATAGCTGGTGCAGAAGTAAATCCATCTACAGATAATGAGTTTCCAGTTTGACTAGCTCCATTTACTAAAGGTGTACCTTTTTGAAATACAGTAGTAGTAGTAGAACAATCAAGAGTAATACTATCATCATTTGCATATCTTTCTAAAAAATATTTTGTACCAGAAGGAACTACTCTTTTTACTATAACAAATAATTGATCATTTAATGCTGCTATACTATGATATTTATCTCCAGTTTGTGTTTCCCACATAGTCCAACCAGCTATTTTTTCATCACGAATAGAATGAAATACAGCTATTTTACCATCATCATTAGATCCACTATTTAAGAAAAAAGCAAATTGTTCTGGTTTAATTTCATTACCAGTCATCATTGATAATTGTTTTGGTGTATCAATTAAATGAGAAGCTAATACAGATACACTTGTAGATCTATATGCTTGTTCAATATCTGAAAAAACATATTCTCTAATTGCTTTACCATTTTTTTGACTAAACAAAGAAGCACCATCAAAAGGTATTGGCGCAGCTCTATTGCAGCCATAAGGTGTTTGTCTTAAAAATGCTATACTTGCTGGAGTAATTGCAGCAGACTGTGATGATACAGGTACATAATATTCACCACTATCTGTAAATATTTGTAAGTTACGAGAAGATAATAAATGCCTTACTTCATTTACTTCACCACTTGCAATAGATACATTAATTGCTTCATTAGCTAATCCAGTTCCTAAATCAAAATTAAAATAACCTCCAATTTGACTTGCAATAATTGCTGAAGGTTTATCTCTTACTCCTCCAAACCATAATCTATTATCATGGAAACAAACAGCTTGAGGATAACCTCTAGGAACAGAAATAAGTTCTTCTTCCCAATCATATAAAGGCCCAGTTCCAGAAGCTACTGTTTCAATAATTGTTCCTGTTACTACTGTTGGACTTGTATACCCAGTTATTTTAACTTGAGATCCATCTATTTTTAAATAATGATTTACATAATCTGCTGTAAAAAAACCACTAGACGCTGTAATTGTTCTACCTGTTCCTGTTGCTGCTGTACTTAATGTTAATGTTACATCATGGCTTTCATATTTATAAAATGGTGCATGAGTTTTATATGCACCAGAAACTACCACATCTTCATCTTCTTCAAATTCAAATTCAGAAACACTAAATGTACTTGCAGAAGTTCTTTTAATTTGAATTGAAGGATTATTTCTATGTGTAATAAAAACAGTATCACCAAACTGTGCAAAATTTAATTCAAATAATTGAGCAGTAGTCCAATTACAATTAGAAGTTATATTAGATTGTATTACAGCACCACTATTAGAATAAACATCAAGTCTATTATTTGATAAAACAAATATTGCAACCTCATCATTAGAAAATATAAATGGAATAATTCTACATTCTGCTGGCATTGTAGCCATATACTCAGTAGCTGGTCTACGCATTACTCCACCTTCATCTAATAAATACCAGTTGCGTACTTGTTTACCACCTTCAAAATATGCTTTAGCATCAGTTCTTGCATTAAGGAGATTATTAATTTCTCCAGCAGAAAAATTTGTATATACTTGTCTTACTTTTCTAGGCATTATCCGACCACAAGTCCACTACGACTGCTTCTTCTTTCTGTTATAAATCTATCAGTAGAAAGTGTTTTAGTAGTAGTTTCTTGTGAGTCAGTGTTTTTAGCTATTAGCATTTGTCTTTCACTTAGTTGATCAAACTCTCTTACTAAAGCTGCGTCTCTTGCTACTGATCCACCAAAAATACTAGCTAGTTTATATTCTATTGCTAATCTAAAATGAGGAGGAAATTGATCTTCACTTTGTCTAAAAATATAATCCATAATTACTGTGCTTTGAGATCCAAAACCATCTAAATAAATTTTATCTTCGTATCTATTATACTGTATTAATGCATCATTAACTGTAACTGCTAATATTTTTAAACATTCAGGATTAGCTGGTATTTGATATGCATATTCAAATCTACCAGTAGGAGAATCTGCTAATAAAGATAATTGTTGTTGTCCTGTTGCAAATCTCCAATTATGTCTAGTTAAACTAGATTCAATAATTTCTTCGTATATTGTGTTAGTT